TGGAGTTCCTCCAAATTCATAAGTGCCTAACGGAGCAATACCTCCAATATCATCTACAGAAGAAACAGCATCAAGATCAGTAATGCTGTCAAACTGTCCTGTACCAGTTAAATTTAATGAATTAGTTGTTGCATCATAAGCAACATTTGTTTTTGTACCTTGAAACTGTGGAACGTCTAAATCTTCTCTTCTTGTTTGAATTAATTTAGCATCAAGATTATCTGGTAAATCTATAATTACACTTGCTTCACCATCACTGAACCTACCTCCATCATCTTGAAATTTAAGAATATACTCTCCTTCAAGTAATGGAACTGTAGCTTCTGTTGTGTTACCAGCTAAAGCTTTCACAAGATCAGTAGCATTTGAAAATGTTCCCGTTCCATCGGTTTTAGAAGAATGTCTTACATAAACACGACCACCATGAGTAACATCTAAATCTGTTGCTAAATTCCAACGTAACCTTACCTGTTTATCGTTTACGGGTTCTGCTGTAAGACCAGTAACATCAGCAGGAACAGCAGTCTTTCCAAGAGTAGTAAAAGTGTCGGTTACAGCCGTAGCACTAGGTTCTAATGCAGCATTTAAACTCCGAACAGATACTTCATACGATCCTACTTTTGTGTTAAATATTTCAAAATCAGGACTGCTTGTTGTCGCTGAAATAATATTATTATTATCAAATCTATAATTAACCATATAATTAGAAACACCTGTAACAGGTTGCCATCTAACAATTAATTTAGATACAGGCTGGTTATTGATTAAAACTATAGTTTCATTAGCCGTAAGTCCACTAGGAGGAGACTTTAAAATATTTAATGTTGTTATTTTCTGAACTGGGATTGGTTTATTATCTTCAATAAAGGCATATTTTTCGTTTACATAAGCTAAAGCAGAAACTCCATAATTAATTCCATCTTTTTCTTCAACTGACATCACTCTGAATGATTGAGCAGAAACATTATCGTTTTCTAACAGCCAAACACTATTAGAATTTGGTGCTTGACTTAAAGCACTAGCCAAAGTAATTACTTTTCCTGATATTCCACTTACATTTTTAGTTTCAACTGTTCCATTGGGCATTATTACGCTTAATTTAGGATTATTTTGATCTGATAAATCAGTATCACTAGAATCATCTACAGTTATTTGCGTAGTTGTAGCACTAGCAATTCTCCCTCCTCTTCTAACACCTGATCTAGCTGGATCGGCAATACTGATAATCGTTCCAGGTCTAACAACTATCCCAGATTCCAATGAAACAGAAAATGATACCGCTTCAGTTTCTCTTTGTTCTGCAAATAATATTGCTTTTGCAAATCTTCTGGCTTGCCCTCTACTTGTACAACCTAATGCTTTTACTCTTTTAACATGAAGTCCGTATTTATTTCTATAAGCTTGTTCTGCTTCTACTTCTTCATAATCTAAATCTCTAGTTTCCATATTAAAATATGAAACTGCAATTACTGTGCTTCTAGTTTTTAAACTGCTTCCTGTATAACTAAATCCCTCTGGCCCTACATTGGCTAACGTAAATAAATAACTTGGATCTTTAGGACTGTCTTGAGCAAGAAGTAATGCACCTTCAGACCAGATAGGCATACATCTCATTACTCCTGATAAAGTTCTTATGACATCAAATGCTTCAACACTTGTCTGAATATTTATATTGCAAGCAAACCTAGCTTCTTGTCCACCAAATCCATCATCAACAAGAGTATTAGAAAACTTACTGGCAGTTACAAAAGAAAATAAATCTAAATTACTGTCAATAATATGATTACCTAGCCCATATCTAGTGTTAGTTAAAAGGTCAAGTAAGATTAAACTTGGGCACGTTGTCCATTGGGCAGCACCCATGACACCATTGAAAATGTAGCCAGCAGGGTAAACAACTCTTCCAGTTTGTAAATCTACAGTTGGAGTGCCAGAATTGTTAGCTCCTGCACCTGGGATTCTTACTTTTACTCCTCTAACTCTAAATGTTCTTCTTGGAATCCTGCTAAAAAATTCTGAATCTAAACGTAATCTTGTATAAGCACAATCAGGATATGTGTTTGTATCGTCTTCTAACTCAGAATAAGATTGCCAAATTAAATCTCGAAAATTTCTATCTGTACTATTAGCAGATGTTTTTACAAGACGAACATCTACAGGATGAGCACCAGTAAGTTTAATTCTGTATTCTTTATTATAAGCATCTGCTGTTCTACCCCTAATAGTGTCAGAGTGAACTGTAGTAAAACCTCCACCATTATATTGAAGTTGAATATCAAAACTTAAAGAACTACCAACTATATCTCCATCAGCTTCAAGAATTTGTAAAACAGGAACAGTAACAGTAACTTTTACTGCATCTAAATCAGAATTATTAGTAAGTTGTCTTGTTATCGGACTACCATTTTCAACTTTTACTCCAACATTGAAAATACTAGAACTTCCCGAAACTTTATCCATTTTAGCTTGGGGATTCGTTCCAAAACGAATATCAAAATCTACATTCTGATGGTTAAAATCAACAGCTTGTGGATTATTTGAATCAGCAGTAGAGCCTAAAATAGGAGTGTCATCTAAAAAAATATCTTTCTTTGCAGCATTTAAATATGCAGTAGTGCCTTTGGTTCGACCTTCTTTTGAAGGACTAGAAAAACCTTCTATTTCACCTTCTGAAATTAAATCTAATAAAGTTGCAAATTGTTTACTATGTAAATTATCTGAAGCAATAGTAGGAGGTTTACGGCTTCCACCTTTACCACCACCGCCACCAGAGCCAGTAATAAATTGATTATCTTTACTCATACCTGTACCGCTTCAGTATCTACATCACCACTTATAACAACTGAACCTGTAAATATTTCACCATAAACAATAGGAACTGGAGTACCAGCCCTTCCTGTGTTTTGTGTTCCAGAAAAATTAAATGATATTTGTGGATTATCTTCAAATGTAGGTTCTTGAGTCGGATATAACATTTCACCTACACCTTGAAGTATTAATCCAGCACCAATAGCACTCAAACCTGTACCAATAGCTGTCGCAGCTAAAGCTCCAGAAGTTGAAATTCCAACTACCCCTGCACTAGAACCTAAAAAACTTGTTGTACCAAATAATCCTGCACCTGGGAAAAAGAATGACGCACCAATTAAAAGTCCTCCTATTAAGACATTTCTAAATCCGCTTCCTGCTCCTGATATTACTGGAACAATATGAATATCTTGTTGACCTATAGGAAAATCTAATTCATCTTTACTTATTTCATAGTTACCAATTTTTACTTGATAATATTTAGGATTCATATAACCTTCAATATCTGGAAAATTGTTTCTTAAAAAACTGATTGCTTGAGGTAAGTTATGTACCTCTATTTCAAATTCTTTATGACCTACAAATGAAGCCAATTCACCATATAACTTTAATTTACGAAGCATAACGTAACCTCTTTCCTGTACATTTTAGTAACCAAGGTGAGTATGGTTCTTTACAACTAAGTCTACCTGTTAAATGATGTAAAACATCTCCATCTATAAAAATAGCCACATGATTTAAACCAGCATCCATTATCGACATAAATAATAAATCGCCATTCTCAAGTTTCTCGTTTGGTTCTAATTCTCTAAAACCAGTAGCTTCGGCACATCTTTCAAACATAGGATCTTGAATAAACTGTTCTGGTGTTGTAGGTCTTTTCCAATCTCTAAGTTCAATATTTCTCTCTTGTTTATACCAATCTCTTACTAAAGACCAACAATCAGTAACACCCCAAACCCATTCTCTACCAATTATCGGTGCTTTATAACCTTTTGGTTCGCAATATCCCCATTGTTCTGTCTTAGGATTAACAATATGCCAAGGTAAATTTGAATTTTCACAACTAACTAAATCTGCTTGACTAGGAGTTGGAGGTGTAATTGGATGACTATGAAATATAGCTGTTATCTCTCCTAGATTATCTGCTCTTACATAGTCCTCTGGATCAATGATAAAACATTGATAATCTGTCATAGATAAATTACGACAGGGATAATATCTTTCTTTGCCTTTTACATTTAACAATAAGCCACAACATTCTTTAGGATCTTCAACCTTTGCATGACTGAGAGCAGCTTCTTTCCAATTATTCATGGTAGAAATGTACCAATAGAAGGAAATAAATCTTTAGTACAAACTCTTAACGGGATTCTTATATTTGCTAAATCAAATGAAGCAGCTAATTCAAATTGAACTACTGCTCTATTTTCTGCTGATTTTCGATCTATTTTATAGATTTCTTGAGGATATTCTGCTGTAGGATCTGGTGTTCCATAAGGATTTGTTCCTCCTGTAAAATTCGCAGCATCTAAAAATCTTGCTAAAGTTGTTATTCTTTTTACCACCGCACCAGTAAGATCATTTCCAGGGGTTACTTGATTTACACTAATTAAAACAGCCGTAATTATATTTGTAGCATTACTAATTGTAAGAGTAGGTCTAGGTAATTGACCATTTGCATATTTAAATCCATCAGCTTCTAATGGTAATGCAATGTAAGTATTTCCAGCCCAGATTATATTTCCATTATTTACTTCATTAGTTCCAGCATGAAATCTATATGTAGTAACAGATCCATGTAAAGCTGCATCTGTTGTTAATTCAAATAATTCAACACGAGAGCCAGGATTTATTGACTGCGTTTCAGATATAGGATATGCCATTAAGGTTCAAACACTTGTACAAAAGTTAAATTAATTCTATTTCTATCAAAACTAAATACTTCTTTAGTAAAAGAAGGACATATCCATTTATAAGTTGCTGATTCATCAGGAGGTGACCAATCAAAAGAAGCACCATCAACTTTTCTTGCCTCTAAAAAAGTTTCAATTATGGTTGTATCTGTATTATTTTCATTAAATGTTAGACTCCATCGTTTTGCTTTTTGATTTATACCAAAAGTAAATCTTTGCTGGTAGCCGTCACCAAATTGGACTGTTCTAGTATTAGTAATATCAGTTTTGTTTGCAGAAAAAACAGGATTGTAATTAGGAAAAGTAGCCATTATCTTAATAAACCTCCAGGTCTTCTTTGTTTTAATAATTCTGATTGTATCGCTACAGAAATAACTCTGCCAAGCTCTTTGCTTTGCTGTTCATCACCTTGAACAGATGATCCAGAAGCATCTACGTTTACACTGATGTTTGTACTGCCTCCTCCAAGTTTATCGTTAGGAATTATTGTGCCTGATCTTCTTGGTACAAATAGTTCTGGGCCACGTTCTCCTACTATTGAAGGTTTACCAGTTGGAGGTCTACCTCCTCTAGAAAATCCTGGTAATTTTCCAAATAAACCAGGTGCAATACCTCCTAAAATTGTATTCACACCAAGCCTTATTAACGTATTACCTATATCATTAAGAATTGCTTTTGCTGCTTCACCTAATGTTTTTGTACCCTGAATTGCAGCAGTAAGTCCATCACTAATATTAGTTGCAATTGAATTATTTATTTCATCAAAAGCATCTCTAGTCTTATTAGCAGCATCAGCTAACCCTAACATTACTTTTACAGATTTAATTTGACTATCAGTAAGCTCATCCATACTATTTAATTGAGCTTCTAAAGCAGTTAAAGTTTTTTGATTGGTTTCATCTAAAACTGCATCTCTAGCTTGAATTTGTAAAAGTTTATCTATTTCTGTCTGTAAATTTTTTTTAGATAACTCAGCTTCTTTTTCAATTTGTGCAACAGTTTTAGCAATAGAAGGATTTAATCCATCTGCTCTAAGTTGACTAATACGAAGAGTTAAAGCACTTTCTTCTTTTACTTTTTTGACTAAATCTGTTTGTTTCTTTAATGCTTCATCTATCTGAGTTCCTGCATTAAATGTAGCTGCATCACCAGCAACTCCTCCAACAGGACTACTTCCAGTTCCAGTTCCAGTTCCAGTTCCAGTTGTTAATGAATCTCCTCCTGCTAAAAAACTAGGCATTGCTTCATTAATTATGTCTTTTGAAGCTGCTGTGAGCCTTTTAGTAAGCTCATCTCTAAGCTCTCCAGAGAAAGTTAAAGCAAAAGATCCTCCTAAATCTCTAATTATTTTTGATTCAGCTTCTCTAAATGCTTTAGGGTCTAATTCTTGAGCTTTATTTCTTATTCTTCGACCACTAACAGAATCTACAAATTTAGTTGCTAAATCAATTATCGTCATAAATGCTGGAGCGAGATCAGCTTTCAGTTTTAAGAATAGTTTTCCTGCTGCTTCATCTAATTTATCAAAAGAAGTATCTAAATCTTTTAAGTTTTGCGTTGCTAATTCTCCAATACTTTCATTTAATTGTCTGTTAACAACTTCTAACGCTTCAAATTCTTTTCCAGCCTCTAATAAAGTAGCAACTTGCTGTTTTACAGCATCATCTACTTTTATTCCTGCATCAGATAAAGCATCTAAAGCTCTAGTGGGATCTTTTAAAGCATCTCCTACTTCTCTAGCACTAACAGCAAATTGTTGTATTGCAGTTACAGCAGAAGTCGCAAGTAAACCTCCTGCAAAACCGCCCATAGAACCACCAAATGCTGCTCCAAGTCCACCACCTATTGCACCAGCAGCACCTACTAATGGGCCTTGTCCAAATAATAATGGAAACGCACCAGAGATAATTGCACTTTGTCCAATAGTGGCTGCTCTTTTTCTTGCATTAGCTTGTGCTGTTTTAGCCTTTTGTTGCTCCGCTTTTAGTTGAGCTAAAGTTTGTGTGGTTATTTTTTCTTCTATGCTTAATTCTTTTATTGCTACTTGTTGATGTGCTTTTGCTAAAGTAAATTCACCTCTTTGTGTTGCTAAAGCTGCTCTTTTTAAAGCGTTGCTTGCTTTTTCAGTCTTTAATCCTCTTTCTGCTGCTCTTGTTATTTGATCTCCTATATTACGAGTTTTTACCATTAAGGCACGTTTTCTTTCCTGTAGTTTTTCGGCTGCTTTTTCAACTTTATTAGATTTATCTTTAGAACCTCTACCTGTTCTATTTAAATTATCAACTTTTGAACTTACTTTATCTAAACTTGCTAGTAATTCTTGTACTTTTTTTAAACCTTTAACATTAACTTCTATATCTGCTCTTGCCGATTGTGCCACAACTAGAAAAGAAAATGTTACTTTATTCTAGCTTATCTCCTACGTTTTGCTTTTTCAAATTCTTTTTCTTGTTCTTCATTTAACACTTCAAAATAACAACTCCAACCAATAAGCTCATCTAACGTCATATCTCTCACTTCTTTTAAATTCTTACCTAATTCTTTAGCTACACCAAATTGAAGCATCATTAGATTATCTCTCTTCAACTCAGCAGTTAGTCTTTTGGGTCGATTGTCTCCTCTTCTTCTGTAATAACTGCAAGCATTAACTTTTGTAAATCGCTATCTTTTACTTCGTTTTTTAATACATCAATTTCTCCTGCATTAAAAAGTTTTCTACCAGTTTCATCTATTGCTTTTGCAAGTAATAATTGCAAAGGAAAATTAGTATTATCATCTTTAGAAAGTCTTTGTGCTCTCTCCCTCTCTGCCATTGTTAATGGTGTTACATACATCTCAAAAATAGAACCATCAGATAATGTAACTTCTTTTTTTACAGGTTCAAGATTTGC